CGTTTCGCGGCCAATATACTCGGCGGCCGCTTGGATGTTTTCCCGGTACTGTCCTGCGAGCTCTTCGAGCTCTGCAGGCGTTACGCGCTGCATCGCGGATTTACTCAATACGTGTGCCATTATTTTTGCTCTCCTTTCTTCTCATCCTTCTCGTTTTTCAGCTGTTCCAGTGTGTCCCGCAGTTTCTTTGGCACGGGGACACCAGAGTTTGCTGCATTCTCAACGATGGATAAGCCCTCGTTACCGATGAAGAACCAGATCACAAGTACACGCGCCGCTTCGCCGCCCGTGAGGTCTGAAATAAAGTGCGCGAGGGCGACGATGGAGAGGATGAGCACTTTCTTGCAAATCCCCCGAAAACCGACCTTGCTGCTCCATCCGCCGAGGTTCGGATTGACCTTCGCCGCCAGCATTCCCGTCACATAGTCCATTCCCATGAGTACCAGAAGTGCCTCCATCGCCTTATCCCATCCGCAAAGGTACGCGATCACGCCGCCTACTACCGCCGTCATGCTTCCTGCCTCCACCTCCGTCCCTGTCGGCACGCAATCCGCGAGCCATGTTAAAATACTCTGCATGAGCATCACTCCTTTCTCTGCACAGAAAAAGCCGCCACTTGTCATGACGGCTTTTCTGCGCGTTGTCTTATCCTTCTGTGTGCGTGACGAGGTATGAGGCTACATCCTCACGGTAGACCTCGGGGACGACTTTCTGATCGTCCTTCTTGTCTTCCTCAGAGATTGCCCACGTCCCACGACGTACGAGATAGGCGTAGACGGGAATCATATATGCCCACTTCTTCATTTTCCTCCACCTCCTTTCAGTGCAGAAAGTTCGGCTTCGAGTGCCGCGATGCGCTCCCCCTGTGCGACGAGACGGGCTTCCTGCGCTGCCATTGCCTCGAATGCGGCGAGACGTTCCTCATCAACAGGCGGCTCTTGCAGCTCTGCTTCCACGGGCGGAACAGGCGGCGCGGAGACGGGCTTTCCTGTCTTCGGGTCACGGATGTAGCCCGTGCCGTTATCTCCCGCGCCGCGGTTGCCAATGTAGGTCTGGTAATCCTCATCGGAGATGGGGATGTAGCCTCCATCAAGATAGCCCTGCCGCTCGTCATCGGTGCTGTAATGGACACCACTGATGACAGTTGTCTCACGATGTCCTGATGCGTCAAATTTTGCAAGATATTCGTACATATATGCCTCCTTAAACCCCGATCAACAACCATCGTGTTATATAGGTTTTGCCAAAAAACGTACTTGATACGCTTAGCTTCTTATCACCCTGACTGTATATGGTGCTCACGATAGCATGATTATTTTTCCAATTGTAGTCCGTATTCCCTCCGGCCACATTCACGTTTCCGCAAGAAAACAATTCCTTTGATATGCTGACTAGAGGTGTAATCAAGATCGATTGATTCGGTGTTGTAACTTGTTCGCCATATACACACCCCCACTGTATAATTAGCCCATTGGCGAACACGATGTATCCATTCTCCGCCAACAGGCTTCTTACAATCACTGCATCATTAATCACCGTCTTTGCCGATTCGAGAATATTTCCCAACGAACAGTCGGCTTTTCCTGTTAGGCTTTTTGTCAGTTGCTCCAAGGTTGCGGTCTTTCCCACACCCCACTCCACTGTCCCATCGGTGATGTGATCGTTTTCCCGCGCGTCACTTAGATTTGGCAGTGTCGCGCCCGTGGTACCCGCCTTCACGCACTCAAGCCGCGCCCACGATGGCAGGGCTTTGTGATACGCGATGTCGCCGACCTGATAGGAGCGGTTTCGCCCGAGGATGGCGATTCCGGCGTCACTGATAAGCGTCTTGACGTCCGCCGCGAGATGCTTCTTATCGATCACGCCATCGGCGATCTTCACCCCTGTGACAGCCGCATCACGCAGTTTTGGCGTGGTAACGCTTCCATCAGGATGGTCGAGCTCGGCGGCGGTGCGGTGGGCGTTGATTCCTCCTGTTGCCGCACTTGTGATCGCCTCCTCAAGATATCGCGTGATCCCCTCGACGTCGTTATCCATGCAGTCATGTCCGTGACTAACGATCAGGTTAGCGATTGCCTTGCACATTGCCGACCATTGGTAGTACATCTTGTTGTGCATCCGAGAGAGTGCCATACCGGGCATAACCCCGCCGACGCGCTGCGTCGCCTCCTTGTACTCAGAGTCGTTGTACGTCCGCTCCGGAGCGTTCTCCTCGTTGAATATCTGGTAATTTGTCTTTGCCATCGTTCTCCTCCTCACGTCCAATAGCTGCCGTCGTATCCACTCATGCCGCTTGCAGGATCCTCGACATCATAGGAAAAGGACACGTCAGGCAGCGCGTTCATCCAGTCGGCATGATCGTATCCCTTGATCGTGTCTGTCTCAAGGTCGTAGCCGAATACCGCATGATCAGCAAAATAATAATTGACGTGCACGCCCTGCGGTTTCGGGACGATCAACCCCTGTTGCACCATCTCTTTGGTAATCTGATCATTGATACCAATGGCGAGCACGTCAATGCTCATGTCTTGGTTGTCCTGGATGATGATTCCTTTTCCAAAGAGCGCATTCCAGAGCTCTTTGATGTCGTAAATGCCGCCCTTCCATTGGTTCTTCGCGATCTTTGCCAGTAGGAGTTTCCGATATGCGGAATTGTCCAGCTCGGGAGAAACTCCTTTCCCCGGCTGGTACGGAAGTGTGCGCTGTGCGCCGACGAACTCTCCGAGAACATCCTCCTGCACTCCCGTTGCGTAGTCGATGTCAAATTCATCATCCAGCTCGATCGCCAGCGCAAAAATATCATCCGATGGTGTAAGCAGTGCCGTAACTGTACGCATGAACTTCTCGCGCACACAGTGTTGCGACGTGATAAGACCGAGGTATTCATCCATGAGTGCCATCAGACCACCTCCACCGTAACGGTTCCGCTCTTTGCTATGGCATTGTACGGGATATCTACATCAGCCACACCAAGTGCGCCATCTGTCCGTCCGATCTGCACGCTCTGCAAAGCAAAAGAGGGCTGCAGCGCGTCGTCAACGGCGGCAGCGATTGCGGTCAGAACCCCTGTCGTGGTAACGTTTGCCCCTATGCCGAGACGTCCAACGTACAACGCAATATTACGCTTGATGTTCTCTTCCACCAACGTCGTATACCCTGCGCACCTCCTTACTGTGACTTTCACGGTGATTTCCATATATGTGGGGCGGAAGAATCGAATTTCATTTTTCAACCCGTCAGAATTGGTGTAGATAGTCGTTGTTGTCCCATGGGTCCCGCAGCCTGGGCCTTTTCTCAGATAAATTTGCTCGGCGACCGCTTCATCCAGCCCGCCCTCAATGACAGCGGCGATGCTGTGCCCTGGGACGCCGTTCTCATCGGCCTTGTTCGTGTCATTCTCGTACACTTTGTACCGCGATACTCCAGCGACGCTTCCTATGCCGGCGAGTGTACTGTTTACCATATTTTGGCTTGGAATTGCCACCGACAATGCCTGGCGGCGGCGCAGCTCCTCATCGGTCTCGATGGGGCGTCCCTTTACGGCTGGTACCTTGTTTGTAACCGACAGCCACCCATATTGAGGGTTGCTGATCTTCGTGATCGTGCCGACAGGTGCTTCGACTGCGCCGATATCCTGGCACTTCGCCGTAATTTCGACGATTTCGCAGTCAAAATTGACGTTTTCGGGCAAATTCCACCGTTTTCCCTGCGTATCCTCGACAATTCCAGCGGCGATGGTCGTTCCCGGCACGCCTGTCAGCGTCAGAACGCAGGTGGAGTAGCTCGCCGTCTTGCGGCGCAGTCCGTTGAGCTTCACGCGCGAGGACAGCCCCGTCCCGACCGCCGTCTTGACGCTCTGGTTATTGTAGACGATCTGCAGGAGCTGTATCGTGTCGTATGTTTTGAGCGCAAACGTGGAGATCATCTGATAATCCTGAGAATCGTTGCCGAGGTAGAGATCGTCCCCATAGATTTTCTTAAAATCATCAATCAAATCATCCCGTATGTCGGCGTAGGTCGGGACGTGAAGCCCTGCGTCGTCAATGTACGGAGCGAAGTATGCCATTATCCCACCTCCTCATCGATGCTGAATGCACCGTACTCACTCTGGATCGCCACACGTATCATCAGTGTGCGGTTCTCGTTGTCCCAGACAGTGTCAAAGGACAGGATGGACAGCACGTGCGGCGTCTGCTGGATCCGCTCGCGGATGATCTGCTCTGCTGCTGCGACATCCCTGCTGGCGATGATCTTCTGCCAGTACGGCACGCCGTCGTTGATGTCCTCCCACCACTCGTAGACGAGAAGCCGCAGCCTTGTTATGACAGCCTGCCGCACGGCATCCACCCCGTCAATGTAGGCGTGTGCGTTCCCGAGGGTAAAATCTCCATTTTCGTCCAGTGCGCGGTATCTCACGAGACACCTCCCGTTGTTCCTCCACCTGGCTGAACGCCTCCGTGTGTATGTCCGAGGAAGCTGCGCCCGTCGATGGTGACGCCTCCATCTATGGTGACGCCGCCAGCTGCATGAATGTGGATGCTGGCCCCGCTGATCTCGATGCAGGCATCCCCTGCCGCGTTGCGCATCTGCGCTGCGCCGCCGGAGTATCCGCTGACCACATGGGGCTGGCTGCGGAATCCAACCAGGGCGAATCCATCCGAGAGATCGTGTCTTCGTTTTTCGACCTGGTTCTGCACGCCGCCGCTCTGCCACCACGCATCCATACAGTTATCTCCAAAGACCACGAGGCAATCGTCGCCCGGCTGAATGGGAAGGGTCAGGCAGTAGCCGCCGCCCGAATACACGAAGAATGGCACATCGGGCAGAATCGGGATCTCCGCCCATGTGAGCACACCGCCACGATTCATGCGCTCGCGGATCGCCAGCTGCACGGTACACGTCTGTCTGGCGTAATCGACCGAGCGGATGATGCCCGGAGCGGCAACGCGCAAGTCCAGCCCGAATCCGTCCAGCTCACGCTTGCTCTGCTCGACCTCCTCGGCGAGCCGCTCTGATACTTTCAGCATTCTGTCACCTCATTTCATCGTCTGTCCTTTGCCTTGCACCGCTGTCAAGAATCCCTTGCGTCCGTTGCGGCTGACGCCGACGACTGACGTCGTCCACTCATCGCCCCACGTGTCGCCATGGTGCTCGACGGAGAACACCTGGTACTCGCCGTCTTGGTCGAATTGTTCCTTCTGTGGGAGCTGGTCGCTCTTTTGCTGTCCGCTGCCAGGGTCGATCTGCAGTGCCTGCCGCTGAATGATCTCGTCGTCGATCTTGATCATGGAGCGTAGCTTTACACGTGCATCGAGGAGCATCTTGATCTGGATGCCTTGGTCGGTGTAGACAGGCGTGCCGACCAGCCCCGTATTTGGCTTTAGATAAAGCACACGGTCGGCGGGGATTTCCTGCTCGACCGTCTCCACGGTGAGTTTGCCATCCTCGCCCTCCCAGTAGACGGCATCATTCCACGTGCACAGGTCGCGCAGGTACTTCGCGGGCGTGCCAAAGAGCACCTTGCCGCGCGGGAGTGGCTGGTCAGGCAGCTCCTCGCTCACCTCGCCGACGCCGACTTTTTTGTCCGCCTGCCCTGCCACAGCATCCACCACATCGCGCGGCGTACTGCCGGCGGCGATGGTGCTGCGGACGTGATTCATGAAGAGGCTCTGCATCCCCTTGAGTGCGATGATCTCGAGGCAGTAGTCCGTGCCATTCTCACGATTGCGGAAAATCTGGACGATGTCCCCCGTGAAAATCTCTCCGTACTGTCCCTCCTCGTACCCGCCGAAAACGGAGATCTGAAAGCCCTCCTCGATGACCTCCTTCTCTGTCTTGGCGTTCATGTTGTAGACGACAAGCGTGCCAATCTGAACGGCGGTCTCGGTCGTCGCTTTGGTCTGAAATTCACATTTGAGCTGTGACACGTCCATCTCTGTGTCATGTTCTGGATCTCGCTCATCAGTAGGATTCCCATCCTCACCCGTCTTGTAGGCGGGTTTATAAATGGTGATCTTCCATTTCCGCCCATAGAGGCGTCCTTTGCGTGTCTGCTGCTCTGGCTGCGCCTGCTCATTCCCCTGCGCCTCTGCGCCGTCATTTGTCTCCGCCATTGCTGTCACCCCAGATCACGTACCAGTCCGATGTGAGTGTTGCCGCGCTCGGCCACTGTTCCTGCACACGGCTGCGCGGTGCGATCCACGCGCTGCCGATGCCAAGGTAGCCGACCTGCTCGAGAATGTTCTGCCCCGACACGAGCGGCAGCCCTGCGTAAACCATCGCATCATTCTTGTAGATGTCGACGAGCCAGTACTGCGCGAACTCGTTGTACTTCATGTGGAATTTGAGGAGCGTGTTGCCTCCGTCGATTGGCACCTTCGCGCTGAATTTATGATTTGGTATCCCCTGAAATGGGATGATCGAAAACACCGCCGCATCTCCTCTATGTAAAGATACTGCCGCCAGCATCTTTTATGACACGGGCGGAAGTCTTATTTACGTCATCGCCCGTCTGCACGGGTGTCTGGCCTGAGGCAGATTCCCCGGCGGACGCCGATGCCCTTGCGCTAACCGCCGTCTCTGCCACCGTCGCGAAGATGATCTCCCGCATGCGCACTGTGCACCGCAGCGCATGGAGTGTGTTGACATCGTCCGGTGCAGAGAGCTCCTCGATCAGCATGTTGTGATAGGTCTGCAGGCGTGTCTCGACCGTAATCGGAACACGCGCCATCTGCAGAGCACGCAGGCTTTTCCACGCGTCGATGGAGCGTCCCTCCCCTGGCGTGGTCACCATCGTCGGCATGCAGGGGAGCCCTGCAAAATTGCTGTACATCGTCCCAATGGTTTTGAGGATATTCCCGATGGCGGGCGGCGTCTGCAGGTAGCTGTCTGCCTTTGCATCCGTCATCATGATCTCGACGGTGACTTCTGCCGGCTCGATGATAGCGTGGTCGGTCATTGTCACGCCCGTCTGCACGGGGTAGTTTGTCGGGCGGACGCGGCTGATATGCTCCGTGCGCATCACGCCGTCGAAATACATGCCTCCGATCGGCCACTTCGGTACACGGAACAGAAACTGCTCCATGTCCTTGTAGCCGCTGAGGAAGTTGACGATCTCATAGTGCCCTGTCATCTTGCCGATCTCAACGCCGACCTTCATCCAATCGGGCTTTTTCTTGGTCGATACGAGATCGGAGAAATAATTAAGGCCGTCAATCGACAGCCCCTTTTTGATGCCCAACGTATCACCTCCCTACACCAGCACGGGCGCACCGGTCATTGTCCGACTGCGCAGGATATGTGCCCCCTTTTGCTCGAGCTGTGTCATGGTCTCACGCCCGACGCTGCGCCCGATCTCTGCCGCGTTCTGGTTCGTTCCGTTGACGGTCACACCGCCGACGTTGACCTGATAGACGACACCACCGCTTCCCTGCGGTGGGTATCCGCCGTATCCCGTCTGCCGCGCACCTGTCATCAGCCCGGTGTAGAGGAGCGGGTCGATGCTGTAGGACGGTGCGGCAAACGTCGACACAGGTGTCGCCCTGTAATGCGGGCGTTCCAGCTTGTACGGCATATTCTCTGCAGCGGGGCTGGCGTCTGACAGAGAAGAGGCAGGCTGCGTCGGCTTGGCTTCAAGAATCCTGCCCGATTGAATGTCTGCGTATTGTTCTGCGGTGTACGCCTGCTCATCTCCGTGTTTCCCGACTTCGTACTTGTCTGTCCATACCGTTGTCGCCTCAGATGGAGGCAGCTGATTCATGTATTCCGGACCAAGTCCACGTTCGCGTGCTTCGATGATGGCGAAGTCCGTCTGCACACCGGGATCTTGAGGGTCTAGCCCATGTTCTTCCGCCCATGCAAGGAAGCGTTGCGTCCTTCCTCCATTCAATTGGTACATCCCATAGCCGCCGACGGTGCCAATTCCCGGCACATAATGTTCTGGGACATCGCTAGTGTCAAAGTTATGTTCCTGCTTCGCTCTGCCGAGGATGCCTGCGATTGCCTCATCTGAGTACCCCGCCGCTTTGAATCGCTGATAGGCGACCTTGCGGTTCCAATCGCGGTCGCCCTTTCCCGCAGGAGAACCATCCCCATCGCCGCTGATTATCTCCCACGCGCCCTTAAAGTCTCCATTCTTCAGCGCGATGAGCGCTCTGCCGAACTTGCCGACCCTCTCGATCGCACGGTCAATCATCCGTCCCAGCTCCTCCCAGAACCGCCTGAACGGATTGCTGTCGCGCATCATCGTGAGGAGCTCGTTGAATACCTTGACCGCCCCTGTCACCACACGCAGAAGGGCGGTGAATATGCTGAACACCGCGCGGATAGCGTCGCGGAAGCTGTAGACGTGATCGGTCTTGCCTATCTCGCCAAAGAGCCCGCTGAACGCGATGTTGATAAGATCAAGAATGACGTTGAACGTCTCCGTCAGCGCGCCTGCGAGTTCACCCACCGCGTCGATGAGGTCGTGGTACTCCTTCGTTCGGCGCACCTCGCCTAGAAGGCGCTTCCACCATCGAAAGAAGTCCTTCACCGTGCCCAGGAGAGATTCGAACATCCCCCAGAGCTTTCCGATTGCTTCGCTCAACCCGTCGACTGCGCCGTGCTTCTCCATGGATGCGTAGAGCTCTTTTGCTTCCTCAACCCATGCAGCGGCATAGGCCTCTGCAAGTTCCCAGATGGCACTGCCGAGATCCTTGACCTCTGCGATGAAATCATTCAGCGCACTCGAACCCTGGACGCGGTCGAAGAAATCCGACACAGCGCCGGAGAACTCCTCCCACTTTTTCTTTGCCGTTTCGATGTACTCGTTGAGCTTGTCCCAATACTCCCCGAATGCCGACTGCTTGCCCTCCATGTGACCGTAGTAATCGTCAATGAGGAGGAGCAGCGTGCTCACGAGGAGCATCATGCGCGTCAGCGGGTTTGCCCTCATGACAAGTGCGAGCCCCGCCAGTGCGGCGGTGGCTATTTTCACCCCTTTTGGGAAGCTCTCCCACATCCGCCAGAGGGCTTTCCCGACGCTCAGAACAAGCATCAGAAAATGCTTTCCAATGTTAATAATGTAGACGAGCATGCGCGCGGCTTTCTCCGTCCAGACGCTCATGTTCTTGACGAACATGTCGTTGAAGCTGCGGAACTTCTCCCGCGCCTCTGCAAGCGGGCGGTTCAGGTACTTCATGAGATAGTACCCGACCCACGTCATGGCATAGCTGACCTCCTGCTTGAGCCGTGTGAACTCAAACATGAGGTCGCGGAACCCCTTCATGGTCGCCTCAAAGTCACCGCCGACCTTCATTCTCTGCCCGTCTGCTGTGAGCTTGTTGAATCGCTCCATCAGCTCTGGGGTCAGCATAATGTCTTGGATGGATTCGCCGAGGGCATCTGTCGCTGCCTTCATCGTCCACGCGGCGTCCTTGCCGACCATCATCTGTCGAGATAGCTTCTGCATGGCGAGGTCTTGCGATGCGGCGGACTTCATCAGGCCGAAGACGGAGGCGGTCACGCCTGCGATCGCCGTGCTGATCATCGCCGAAGCGCGGACGAAATTCGCCGCCATGTGACCCGTCGCCGTCTCCACTGTACGGTCAAGGCCGTTAATCGTCGCCTCGGCCTGACCAAAGCCCGGCTTGTCCAGCCGCACACCCAGTCCGACCAGATATTCCTGGATCATCTCACCGATCATTGTCTCACCTCCCTCTGCTCTGCTGCGTATACATCAGCACGTCGGCGGTTCTCTCCCTCAACGAGCATGATCTCATGAACATCGAGCAGGTCATTAAACGTGTACGTTCCGTCCCACAGTTCGTGCTGCTGCCACTTCCCTGCGATGACGGGCGCGTACACCCATGCGTTTACGTTGCGGTATTCGCAAAGCTCAAACTCTGGAGACCGGCTTTCAATTCCTTCAAGCCGTCTCCGGTGAAAAAACCCGCGATGTTGAAAACCAGCGCGTGGATCGTCAGCAGAATGACGAGCATCGCGTTGTCTGCGACGTTCTCCACGCCCCAGCTGCCGTTGTCGTTGAAGAGCGGCGCGGTACGTCCCGGCAGAACTTCTCCGACTACGGAGAGCACATCCCGCTGGAATGCGATGAACTCTCCCTTGCTCATAAGCGCGCGGTTCGGCGTTGGCAGTGCGTCGACATCCTTCCCCTCGGCGCGGAGTGTATTCATGACCTTCGCCTCCATGCCCATGGGAAGCATCTTCTCCATGAGCGTGAATGCGATATAACTGCCCGTAAAAGCATCAAAGGAGCGAATCTCAAATTTCCGCCCCTGAATCTCGACAATCTTCTTTGTTTCCCGTTTCATCGTCTACCTCCTCCGATCACAGCTGGATGCGCTGAATATCTGCGAACAGAATCTGCCACGAGACGCGCTGCCCCTGGCTCTGGAACGGCTCATCCGCCTCCTTGACGAATGACCCGCCCGAACAATAGTCCGTCTTGCCCATCTTTGGGGCTTCGATGGTCATGGAGATTGTTGTCCATACCGAGGTGTCCGCCTGCCAGCAATAATTAAAAAGTCCCTGCAAAAACGCATGCAGGGCACTGGTCTGCTGTGCGTTGATGGTGACAGAGCCATTATTGCCGGCAATCTTGCTGACCATGACTGAGCCGTCTGCCGCGACATCATGCACCGAGCGGTCGGTCGTCTTCGAGACGTTCATTTCGCCGACACCCTCCCCCTGGATGGAAAACGACCCATACCCTGGGCAGCTGATCGTCGCGTTGACATCGGTAAACGAATAAGTACTTACCGTTGGCATACTCTATATCCTCCCTTCCCCTTAGCGGTTGACGTCGACCTGAATGGTGACGTGGTGAATCGCCCCCGCGATCTTCAGCGAAACGTAGATCGGCGGTGCGTTGCGTGCGTCACGCTCTGCCTGTGCCTGCTCACTGATCAGCTCGCTCTGGATGAGATAGCCGCCCGGGAGCACCTTCCCGTACTCAAGCGCCATCAGATCTTCGCCCTTCCATACGCCCTCCTTGATGAAGCCGATGCGGTTCATGTCGTCGCAGACCTCTTTGATCGCCGTCTTAATGCGTCCCATGCCCGCCTCGGTCTGCGGCACCTTGCTCGCGTTGACGAGCAAATCCATGATGCCGAGCTGCATGTCGTTCTTGAACTTGTCGAGGTAGATGATCTCATCGAACCACGATCCGTCACCGACGCGCCCTTCCTCGAACACATCATAAAAATTGCCACGGTTGACGTAAACGTTCCCGTAGTTCTTCTTGATGTTGTTCAGGTCATTCGACGTGAACGTCTGCATGTAGTTCTCTGCCTGCACACCGACCTCACGTTTATAGGCTAGTGTAAATGCGCTGTTGATGGTCGATGCGCTCATCGCACCCATCGCCCATCCAATCGCCGCGCAGATTGCGTCCTTGTGTGCGGTGGAATACTGCCCGATGATGCGGCGGTAGCCCTTGCTCTTGATCGTGCCGAAGATACCGCCGTCGTCTGCCTTCGCCGTCTCCTCCGCCGTCGTAAAGGCGAACATGGTAGACGGCGTGCACGCCTCGACGTATTCCTGTACGGCGAGAATCTGCGCGTCCGTAATGTCGCCGCAGTAAATGCCAACGTACCACTCGGAATCCGCCTGACGGCATTCCTGCACTGTCTTTACAGGGGCTTCCTCACTGCCGACCTTCCCGATGGCAACAAGCGGCGGCTTCTTACGCTGTCCGAAGATGAGCGCTGCTGCCTTGTAGAGGCGATCCTCCGTCGTGAATCCTGCCTGAAGCATGGCGTTCAGGCTGTCGTATGTCACGATGCGCTTGTTGGCGAAGTCTGCCACCGTGCCGACGTCGCCCATGAGCAGGGCAAGGTTGAACTTCTTTCGCGTCGCCGAAACGGCGGCGAGGTTGACGATAATGTTGACCACAGGGTCAAGCGGCAGCACGTTTTTGAGTGCCATATTGTTCCCTCCTTATGGATTCGCCTGTGCACCAAGTCGAATGTTGGCAATTCTGCCGACATCCTCCGGCGCAAGGCGATAGAGCTCGTTGAATCGCAGGGTAATATCCCACCTGTCCCACCACTTCCCTGCGAAAAGTTCGGGTGCTTGCATACACGTCGGGAGATTCGGGACGATGAACACATCCTTTTGTTCGAGATTTCTGCGCACCGGCTCGTAAAAGAAGCCGTCCTTCAGGGCATTCGCGACCTCGTATGACCTGCGCCCGTAGGCGGTGGCCTGCAAATCCCACACGCGCGTGCGGGTAGTATCACGATAGACGGTTTCATCTGCCTCCCGATATAGGCTGTCTCTCTGCTTCGCGTAGTCGTCATCCGCCTCCGCGAGGTACAGAAAAAGAATATCGTCGCTGATCTTCCAGTCGGGCGCACCACCTTCGGGATAGCGCCAGCGGATGAACTTGTCGGGCTTCTTGATGACGTCCGACGTAATGGCCGACGCTGCATCCCAGAACAAATCCTGGAGCTCACTGTATGTCATCCGCTGTCCTCCTCTCCCAACAGTGCGCCGATTGCTTTGTAGTAGCCGTTCGCGGCGTAGTCAAAGGTCTGGATCAGCTTGTACCGCTGCCCCTTCCACACACACACATCGGAGGTCTTCTCCGTGTCCGACACGTCAAGGCTGACAGCATCCGTGATAAATGTCTTCATCCCGTTGACGCGATCGGCGGTATCCAGCAGCTCGAGATCCTTGCTGGACGACGGCTGCACGATGCCCTCCACGGTGATTTCCTGCATCTTCGTGTGCGGAACACCGCGCACCCACTCTGTTCCGTTTTGCTTAATGACCGTGAACGCGGTACAGAAATCGGGGTCATGAACGATCTCTGAAACATCGATTGCCATGCGATCACCCCATATCTCTGATCACGTATGTGATGGACTTGCGCATCTCGCCCGTGTCAATGAGCGGGCTATCACTGCCCTTCTCCTTGATTGTCCACTGTGAGTTCGGCGGCCACTTATTCTTGGGATTCTCAAACCATGCGCGCGCGGCATTCTGCGCGACCATGCCGGCAAGCTCGAGCCCTCTCTCTGCCCCTACCATATCCCCGCGCATCGCGGCACGATACGCCCCCGCGACCTGTTTGCCAATCGCCGCCTTGCTGTCCCTGATTGCGGGCTCTAGCACGGGACGCGGTGGAATGGCGTAGGCAGGGCTTCCATGCGTCTGCACGTAGAGGCTGTGCGCTGCGCTGTACTTCATCCCAGCGTTGATGCTTTTCTGCATCTCTGCACGCATGGCAGGGGCGCGTACGCCGTGCGTATGGAGATAGAGAAGCTCTGCATTGTTCACCATGTCACCGTCTCCGGGGCGCTGCGCTTCGTCTTGCGGGATGCCGACGAGGACTTCCTTTTTCGTCAGGGCTTGCACCTTGCTGACCATCGCCGTGAATCCCTTCCCCATCTTCGTGACGGTCGCTGTGCCTGTTACCATACGACCATCCCTCCAATGGCATACATCCGCGCCAGCGTGAGGAACTGCTGACCGTAGGTGGTCAGCTTGTACGTTCCCCAGCCCACGAAGTCCTCGTTGATGCTGCCAAAGTCGTAGGACACAGAGATGTCGCCCGCGCTCTTGGAGCTCTGCAGCCCCTTGGCGAGCCCCGCAGAGATTTTCTTCTGCACAGGATCATCTGCACCGCCCGCCGTCTGCAAGTACAGCGTCAGCCAGTGTGCGATGTAAAGCCCCATGCAGAGCTCCCACGCATCGTGGTAGCGTGTCTTGTGAATGGATGCCTGAGCCATATTGACCCATGCGCGGATCACGACCTCCGGCACAGTCCCGCCGCCGAACTGCGGATAGGCAGCGAGAAAATCCTCGGCTTTGTATTCGGGATTGCCGCCCGTGCGAATGTTCGACGCGGAGGCGATAATCCCGAAGACGTCCACTCCTTCGTAGATCATGGCTTACTCCTTCTTTTCACCATCCTTCGGTGGCTTCGGCGTCTTGTCATCCTTTACGTCGCCATCCTTCGGTGGCTTGTCATCCTTCGGCTCACTGCCGATCTCGACGCTGCCGTCTTCCTGTGCCCATCCGTACATCGGGTCTTTCGTGATCCAGTCGGGGAGAGTCGAGAACGCGTACGGCTCCGCCGTCACGATCTCGCCCGTCTCCGGGTTGCGGAATCCGATCTTCTGTTTCGCCACGAGTTTAATCATGCTGTGCCTCCTCTCAGATGCCGTCGCGGTAGATGAACGGCTCGATGTAGTGAATCTTGACCTGCCCGACGTTCGCCATGTAGAGGCTGTCGTAGGACGCCGTATTGACGTTCGGCTGCGTCATGACGCGGCTCATCGGTACGGGCACATCCATGCCGACAAAGCGGCGCTGGTTAACGTAGGCGACCATGCGGTTCTTCTTGCCGACGCCTGCGCCGATGCAGAACCGGCACTCAGCGATCACGAGGTCAACGCCCTTTGCCTTGGCGATGTTGTGATCGACAAGGTACTGCATGATGGATATGGGTGTTGGATATCCGTTGACGCTCACCATCGTGCGATTGATGTACGCGAAGTTCGCGGGGTCAATGAGGATGTGGTTCGGGATGGCACTGTTGTCGTACTGCGCACCAGTCCATCCGGCGATGATCGCCTCGTCGATGTCGTTCAGGATCTCGGTCGGGGTCTTGTGCGCCCAGTCGGTCTGACCGCTTGCACCAGCTGTGACAGCCGTCGCCGTGATCTGCTTGTCGTTGAGCAGCCCCGTCGTGCCGTACGCCTCCTGTCCGAGATAGGTGTTGATGTCCATGTACTTGTCGTAGTCGAGGCGAATACCATCGTTGTATATGTCCTCGATGCTGCGCCCGGTGACTGCGCCGCGCAGCTGATCCTGAATCTTGATAGACATGGAGACCTCGTAAGGGAGCACCTTGTAGAGGTCTTTGCTGAGGTCTGCCTGAATCCGACGCACGGCGTTCTGGATGCCACCGACACCGTCTGCCTGCCCGCCCGTGACGCTGTACTCAACGTTGAACGCGGACGTTGCCTCGACCCAGCCGCCGCCGCTCTCGATCTCAATGTCGCGCGGATAGGTCGTGCTGGTCAGCGGCTCACGAAGGAGCGGGTCAAGCTTTTCGAGCTCGCTCTCGAGGAACGCGAGCCCACTCGATACGGCTGCTGCGTCCATCGTCAGCATGGCAGTTCCCCCGCGCTGCGGCGGGGACGGAAGGTTATACTGTTTCTTCATATCGTTGCTTCTCCTCTCTTACACACCCTGGCGCACAATGATCGTGAGCTCTGCGACGCTGCGTGCATCTGCTCCGCTCGACCACTTCACGCCTTTGAGTTCGACGCAGTTGCCTGTCTCGTTTGCCGCACCGAGATCACCGACCTTTGCCCCTGCGGGGCTTGTGCCGCTGACGACCTTCGTGCGGACGTAGACCTTCGCGCCGACCTTTGGCGTTCCCCACGCACACGTTGCGGAGATGCCGCCGCGCTGGAGCACGTCACACGCCTCGCCCGCTGCGTAGTATCCGAAGTTCTGATAGGGGTACACCTTCGCCGACTTGACCTTGCGCATGGCGATTCCTGCGAAGTCGTCGGCGGTATTCGTCGCGCCGAAGATTGCGACCGAGCCGTCCTCCTTCTGGACGACGGGTGCCCCGAACGGGATATCTGCCGCCCCTGCGGCAACAGGGCGCGTGCGGCTGACCTCATCTCCCTGACGGGACGCCTGCCCCGGATATCCATAGGTCATGTTGATTCCGATTGTAGTTCCCGGCATAATTACTTCTCCTCCTTCTTGCAGTGCGGATTACGCTTACGGCAATTCTCGCCGTAGGCACGCATTTCTTTCTCCCGCGTCGCAGCATCCGCTGTTTTCCGACGCGAGAGGACACCATGGCCCCCGGGGAGCGGCTGCGTGTCCCGTGTGCGCATGGCCTTCTTGAGCGTGCGCGAGAGTGCATCCGACGCACGTCTCTGCTGACGCGGCGGCATAGCGGCGATGAACGGTCGCATGGTGCGGATCACCGACAGCGCAAGTGCGCGGTCTGCCGCAGTCACAGGCTTCTTTTCGTCTGCCGGCACAGCCTCTGGATCCTCATCCTCTTCGAGCTGCTCGGGCGGCACGGTCACGCTCTCCTCCTCGGATTCGTCATCCTCCGTTTTGGCAGGCTTATCACCGCCCTCTTCCAGTTCCTCTTCGAGGTCGTCCAGTGCCTCGGTCTCCTCGACCTCATCGCCCGGATTTTCATCCGGATCGTCGTCCTGCGCCTTCTGTTTCTGGAATGCGTCCATCTTGGCACTGAGTGCTTCCATCGCATCCATGATTGCCTGGACGTCCTTGTCCATCGTGTTTTGCTGCGTCTCAGCAGGATCACCGCCCTCTGCCTCGTCGACAGCGCGTGCCGCTTCGCGGACTTCCTCCGGCTCTGCATCTTTTGCGAATGCCGCAAACATGCGATGCAGAATACTACCTTTTTTTGCCATCTTTTTTCCTCCTTCTGGCTTTGTCTTGGCGTCGCGAATAGACACATCGTGCCCCGCACGCCCCTCCTCGACAACGGCGACATGATTGCCGATGATATCCATCTGGCAGTATGTTCCGTCGTCCCTCTCGATGTATTTGCACTCGTACCCGCACGAAATTTCTCGCTTGCCCACATCAATCCTGGCGATAAGAGCAGCATCGTACACGACGAGATCGCAAATCAATTTGTCCCTGTCCGCCCCGCTGCCGCGCCGGACGTTCTGGACTGTGCCCTTGGTGTAGCTCGCGTAGTTCGAGGCATCCACACCGACGGGCGGGTGATCGTCTGTCACAGGTTTTCCCTCGAAGGACGCGATTGCTGCGGGCTTAAAAACTTCATCCTCCTCGCGGTACACCTTGAGGAATCCGCCGCCGTTATCTGCGACGCCGAGTTCCTGCGGTGTGTATTCCTGCATCCCCGTGCGGCAGATCGGGACGCTGTGACACACGAGGAATCCTTCGGGCGTCTTGGTCATGTGGGCGGAGAATCGCGCCCCGTAGAATGCTTTCAATGGACATCCCCCCTCAAAATTGCCATAAGAAAACCCGCCCAGAATGAGCGGGTTATTTAAGAGTTTTCCTTTTTGGGCTTCAGCTGCATTCCCCAGCCGCCACATTCCACAAGCTCAAACCGCCCGTATTTGTTCGCCAACTCCTTTATACTGTTCTGCTGGTTGCGCGTAAGGTCATCCCATTTGACAATGACCTCCCCACGTTTCTCACGCTTTGTATTGCGGTGTTCTGACAAATCGACGCCCACCTGCTCGTTGATATAGGACATGAGCTTTTCTGCCTCTGTCCCCTTTTTCTTTGGTGCGGGCTTAGGCTTCTCCTTCGGCGTGAACTCATGCTTTGTCTTTCCCGTCCACTCCTTGCCGGTGAACTTCTCGCCAGCACCGCCGTCGATCTTTCCCTCCGTCAAGTGCACCTTCGAGCCGTTAATCGTGCGCCAGTTCTTGGGGTCGGGGTCTTTCGGATGTGCGGCGTCCATCGTCAGCCCCTTGTGCATGGCGTAGGCATCCATGCGCATGGAAAGTGCCATCAGCCCGATAGCGATGCGCTTTAGTTTGTTTGCCACATCAGAATCCTCCTTCAAACCGCTTCCTAGACATACGCTCAATGTTCCCGTCGCGATACACCCGCATCGGGAAATTCAGTAAATCCAAATCAACCACAGGCTCCGGGTAGCACCGGCAATTTGGACACTGCCCTGCGTGGTAGTGCCCGAGCATGTTCTTGTACGGCGTTCCATCCACGCGGCGCAGAGGGAACAAATCCTCGGGCGCGGGCGGGTCGCTCCAGCGCACCAGCACACCACTCATGTGGCGGTGGCTGGATCGCGTCCTGCCATCGCCGTTATTTCCTCCGCATGCCCGCCACACATACCAATGGAGCCCTAGGTCTTCTGCGCGTGCCCGTACGATGTTCGTCTGCGTCATGGACACCTGCGTCCGTGCGATCAGCTGCGCCCGCGCCGTCGTGTCGTCGGGAAACATCCGGACAATCTCATCGGCGATGTCCGACGCCCTGCGCCCCTTCATCGCCTCTCGATCAACGTAGGACGCCACGTCAGCGGCGATGTTCTTCGGCAGTGTGCTGATAAGGTCTGCGTTCTGCTGCACAAGTGCTCGTATTCGCGCCCCACGTGCCCCCTGGAGCTCCTTTTTCAGGATTTGGTATATCTCTCTGCCCTTGCCACTGTTTCGCGCCGCCTCGCGCCACGTTCGCGCCGTATCGTCGAATAACCCTGTCACCATCTTCATGGCGATTGCCTCCGAGAGACGGATGAAGTCGGGGGTCCGCGCGATGTGCTCGAGCGTCGCGACAATAAGCTGCGGGTCGCTTGTTTCGCCGACACGCGAGACGATTCCCTTCGCCATGTCGAGAAGTGCTCTGCGAAACGCCACCTCAATCCTGCGCTTCGGCATCCATAGCGGCTGGTTCACATGCACCCCTCCTCAAAATGGGTATCAAAAAACCGCCCACACATTTGTGTAAGCGGTCATCGCACCGTTTGATTCATATTCCTGGGATACTGTCTTTTATCCCCTTCGCCATCTTCATGGCTCTCTGCATGAGGCCGTTCTCGTTGAGATATTCCAGTCCCTTTAACGTAAGGCGCGGACGGGATTCACTGACCATAAAGTTCCCCGCCGCATCAACGTCGATATGGACGCCCTCAATCAGTCCTGCCTCGACAAGCATTCGTAGGATGGACAGAAGTCTTTGCTCCGATACGCGCAATGTCTCAGCGGAGATGGCGCGGCGGTCGAACTCCTCTGCATCCATGCTCACCTCGAGGGTCTTAAGGATTCGGTAGATGATGCGTACGTTATCCATCGCTGCATCCTCCTAGAACTCGAATTTCCCGCACACAGGGCACTTAGCTCTTTCCTCCATGCTACCCCCTACTTCGTTTTTTCTCCACGCTTATGGGCTTCACGTGCCTCATTGAGGGACATCTGATTCGCCCCTCCTTTGTAGTCTGGGTGTTCAAATTGCAAAGGGTCATCTTCCCAGTGGCACACCATACATACATCATACTGGTGTCCGCTTTCCACCTTTCCTTCTCCGCAGCAAGGGCAAGGCACTAGGATTTCATTGTTTTCCACCATTTTTCAAATCCCCCTCTCTCATCGATTGATAATATTTCTCTCCCGCTGTTGGCTTGAACATTGTCAGAATTCCCTTTCTGACACTCGCCTTAACGAAATCGTTTTCCTTGCGGTCATACCGCACAATGATTCCGTCCTTGTCGATGTGCCCGAGGATGTCCCCACCCGTCGGCATTTCTGCAAGGCTCACCGCTCTCTCGACGTATTGCTCCATTGTGAAGCCTGGGTATTCGTCTTGATGTGTCCTGCCGTTCTTCCAGTGGTTCATCAGCTTCTGCCGACTGGCAAATCCGCGCACTTGCAGGCGGTTCGCCCCGCTGGGGCTCGGTGTTACACTATCACTTTTTTCTGCGTTTGTCGAGCCCTCACCGAATCGCCCATCGGCCCGCCGTGGATGCTTCTCTTCCTCCCACTTCGCATCAGTCGTCTGCTGCGGTTCTCCACCGCCGAACGCTCCATTCATCAGATCGCTCATGCCTTCATCGGGCTGCATTACCGAATCGTCAGCCTTCTCGATGTCCTCGTCAGTGATATTGCTCCACATGCCCGTCATCTCGGACTGCTGACGCAGCTCTTTGAGTGCCGTGCGCTGGCTGACCATGCCGGCTTGGAATGCCTTCGTTACGCTGTCCGTGTTCTTGGAGGCGAGATCTGCCATCTCATCGTCACGCGGACGACGAATGGGATTGAACTCATAGTCCCAGTCGTCGGGAATGCCCCCGAGCGTCGATATGAACATAATCGGCAGAATCTTATCGTACACCGGGCGAAGATCAGCCTCCTGCTTTTCCTCGATGGTGTCGTAATAGTTCTGCATGTCGCTCTCGCCCGTGGCGTTCATTCCCGCAGGGCTGCGCCCGAAGAGCTTAGTCACAGGGGTCTCCGCTGCGCCTGCGACATCCATCATGAATCGGTCGTAGGTCTCACCGATGCCGCCGAAGGTGTACTGGTGCGTCTCATAACTGTCGTTCTCGCCTAGCACCTGCAGACTGTTGTTGTTCATCATGGCGTTCATTCCTTGAATGGTGTTGTAGAGCTGCATCTGCGCCTGCTCATTCCCGGTGCCGAGTATCTGGCTCATCCCGTCCATCTTCATGACACGGAGATTCGCCATAAATGTCAGCATGGCGATGTTCCAGCTGACGTTGTCGCGCTTCTTGAGCTCGTCGATGACGTGTTCGAGCTCGGATGCGCCCCAGTAGGTCTCTGCGAGCTGTTCGAGGTACGGAAGCGGCCGCCCCATGAATCGGATGATGCGGCTGTGATGCACGCGGATACCAACAGTCAGCGCATCGCTAGAAACGGTGTAATACTCCGGCATTCCAAACTCAGGATCTGAAATATCGCTGACGAGCTTATCCTCCGGCGTGACCCCAGACCAACGGTCAAGGACGAGAAGCCCCTTGTACGATCCTGGCATTACCAGATCGTAGTCCAGCGGCTGATCCAGTTGGTTTTCGTGTCCCTCGATCATGATGAGTGCCCCTGCGCCGCCGTAGAGCCTCCCCCATTTCAGCCCCTCGAGGATGCGGCGGCTGGTACGCGTTGTGCGGTCACAGCGCACAATCTTTTTGATCTGGTCGGGAGAGAGCTGCGTCAGGATGTGGTACCCGTTCTTGATCATGTCCTCCGGGATAACGTCGATGATGCGGCGCACGATCCAATGGGAGCGATAGAGCGCGTTGATCGTCTGCCAGTTCCGCGTGAACCGTGTCAACTGATACTCCGTCGTCTCCAGCGGATTCGGCATGAACACACCCGTGCGTGTCATCGGATTCTGAAAAGAATCGTTCGTTCTCTGCTGCCGTACGGCCGGCTTTTTCTTTTTGCTCATTCTCTCCTCCTCCATTTCGGCAGCATGGTGTGGACATAATAACGTAACGCGTCCATCGCGTGATCCGCCTGTTTGACGGGCTTTTCTTCTCCATTACGCGCCGCTCGCTCATCCCAGACGTAGCTTTGGAACTCGTCAATCATCGGCTGGCAGTTCTTACGATGGATGCGGATTTTCTTCTTCGTCAGGAGCTTCGCAACCTCGCGAATACCGTCGTTGACGCTGTTGTCCGCATCCTTGACACGGAATCCGCGCCCCTGGCATTCGAGCTTGAAGCTCGCTGCCGAAGGGTCAATGACGATAAAGTCTGGGTACTCCTCGCCGACCATCTTTTCGAGGGCGTCCGCATACTGAGCGTCGGTCTTCTGGCGCTGCTTCTTACGGCTGTCCCAGTAGTAGAGATTCGGGATCCAGATCGTCTCCCCGTCGTCGTAAATGTCGAGAAAGACCATCGGATTCTTTGTGCCGTAATCGCAGGCGATATAACGCCTGCAGGTGCTCCGCAGCGTGTTCGTGAACTCTGCGTCATCAAATAGCAGTTCGTCGCTGAACATGTCATAGATGATGCCCTCTGCGAGCACCCAGAGCCCTAGGATCATCCGCTTAAACCACATTCCGGAGTACGAACTGCGGATGTTCGTCTTGTAATCGTCCGTGAGATTCGGATTGTCGTCGAGCTCAAAATGCACCACGCTCACGAGACCGTCGCGGAGCTTCTGCTCGCTTGTGACGTACTCCTTGTAGAGGTAGTGCATCGGTGAATCTGGATTTGTTGTACTGTAGAGCTTCGCGCCCGGGACACTGAGACGGTTGAGGAGCTGCTTGAAGAATCGCTCCGGCATCAACGTCAACTCATCGCAGTACGCCCCTGCGAGGGTCTTGCCACGAATGAATTTCTCCGAGCCCTCATCCTTCGCGCCGACAACCTTGATGCGTCGCATGTGCTCGCCGTCTGCGTCCCGCCAGAATACGTCCAGCGATCCGCTTTGTCTGTTGTAGTGGTAGTTCTCCTCGCCGATGGTGTCGAACAGGTCGTTCAGCACGTTATCATAGATCGTGTCCTTGGACACACCAGTCATGAGCAGAAGCCCGGGCGGCCCCGTCATGATGTAGTTCAGCCACTTCGGAATCATGGCGACGGTCTTGCCGCTGCGGACGCTGCCCTCGAGGATGTTGATGAAGGCGTCCTCCTCAATGGGCTTCTCGATGAAGTCCAGCGCCTTTACGCCCCAGTCGCGAAACTCCATTACTTCGTTCTCCTCTCACGCGCCTTTTGCAGAGAATCTACGAGTTGCATCATTGTGGACTGCTCCTTGGGTTTGTTCGATTCTCCATTTGCAAGCACGGCGGCTTTCTCCCTGAGTTTTACATCGCGTTCTTTGAGGCGGATGTCGGCACTGTCTCCGATGGTGTCAAGGAGAATCTTCATCATCTTCGGGTCACCCGCACACGCAGCGCGAACAATGCTGCCGAGAATCGCGTCTGCAACCGTCAGCTCTTCGTCCTCAATCTCAGCCGCCCCCATGATTCCCGCGCGGAGGTCGGGATGCAGTTCCTTTAGTGAGAGCGCGACAGTCTCCTTTAGGGCGGTACGCAGTGCTTTCTTGCGGCGGCGGGATTTTCCGCTCTCGATTCCTCCTTTTTTGCTGAGTTCTCTTGCTTCACTCTTGCTTCGTTTAGTCACAGGCTTCAGATTCTCTTCGTTTGCCATGCTACACGCTCACCACCTCCCTTGATATTGGCATAAGAAAACCCGCCCAGAATGAGCGGGTTCATTGTGAAATTGTTGTCTACTTCTTTCCGTACTTGCGGCGGGCACGGTCTGCACGTTTGCCCATGATAAAACCGTAGTGGTAAATGATAATGCCCGTAATCAAGACGTCTCCTACGGCAAGGTGACGCGCCATCAGCCAAGCAATCATATCTCGAACAGGCTCACTCGGAACGGCGTGACGCATAGCAAGCTGCTCCATTGTCATGACTACACCGCCTCCCGTCCAAAAATCTTCTCAAAGACGGGAACGACACTATCATAGTAACGCCACGTCTCAACTTCTTTGACACTGTGCTCTGACTTGCTGTAGAACAGCTTCGCGTACTCGGGTACTTTGAGTTTGTGCATATTCGCCAACTTGCCGATCTTGTTTGCCGAAACGCCGAACATCGCGCCGATCTCCGTCGCCGAGTAAGTCCGACGCTCGGCGACTGGCAACGGGAGAATCAGCTCACCTGTAACCATCTCGGCGGCTTTCGCGTTGCATACGGCTTTGTATTCGGGGATGTTCGTGCGCTCTGCAATCTTGAGGAGGAGGTTCGCCGCACGGGTGCGAGCATTGCGCTCCATGATTTCCACACGCTTGGACTGAAGGGCATCGTCATGCTTCACGTTGTATCCGCCTGTCTTGCGGATGGCGGGCAAAACCTCATCAGCAAGCTTTGCTTGAAATGCCTGTGCGACGTCATTGTTCGCCTTGAATCCGAGGCGGTAGACCATGTTCTCAGGGAGGAAATCATCTTTCCCAACAAGTTGGGAAAATCCAAATCCTTTGAGATAGCCGTTCACCGTTTCCCAACGAACGTACTCCGTTCCATTCTTCGTCTGAGTAAAGCCCCATCCGCGTGCCACATCTTCAGCGTTCAGCCATGCGCTACCATCTTTGGCAACGTAACCACTCACGTTGCCAATCGTAATAACTTCGCTCATGTTATTCATCCTTTCTTTTTTCCCGAAAAGATGATAGAATGAAGCCATCAATCCCTTCGGGGTTGTACGACGAGCACCCCTCGACTGTCGCCAAACACGGGGGGGGTGCTTTTTGTTTACATCACTCTCGATAGCTCTCACGAACTGTTTCAAGTAATGTTCTGCCGTGCGGAGCTGTACCATCTCCCTTGATGACATCGACTTCAAAGCCTTCAACAAGAGGCTTAATGCGTGATTCAAGCCACTCCGCTACGCTTGCATTGCCCGCAGCCTTCCTTTGATAAGGGTATTCGGGAAAAAGTTGACTGCGCGGGCAACGAATGACGACCCTGATCTCCTCAAGCTGAACAATCTGCCGTTCCAGTTCACTTGCCGAAACATCCATACGATCGCCTCCTTTCGCAAAACATAATACACGCATATTACAAAGTTGTCAAGGAGTTGTTTTCAGGTTATTTTAGGGTTGCTCTAGATTTTCTATTCTCCCCAAATTTTCTTTTGTAGTGATGATGAGACAAATTTAACTAGCCGTCCTGTAATAACACTCAAAAGCCCTTTTCTAGCAGTTATATTTTTATTTGCAAGCGAGTTATTTATGATTTTACAAAACTCTTTTTTCGTCATTTTATAGATTTTACCGCCGATGTGAACTTTCACGGGGTACTTTAGCAAATCTTCATCCACGACAGTTTCGGCATAGCAGCGACAGAGCGGGCAACAGCCCGCGTGGTAGTGTCCATAATCCTCCGCATTCGTTGACGGAAATAATGTTTCTGGCGCGGGTGGGTCGTTCCAATTAACAACAATCCCACTCATTTTACGGTGGCTATCCCTTGTCTTCCCATCACCTTTTCTGCCTCCGCACGCCCTCCAAACGTACCAATGAAGCCCCATTTTTTCCGCTCGCGCCTGCATCAAAGCTGTGTCTGCAATAGACGCTTGCGTTCGTGCAATCAAAAGAGCTTTATTTTTTGCATGGGCAGGAAGCATTTTCTCAAGGTCTTTCGCAATAGATTCAGCCCTGCGTCCTTTTTGGTTCTCCTGCATGACGTAAAGTGCTATATTGTTGGCATCCTCTGCAGAGAGTATTGTCAAAAGATATGGGGCTGGCCGGGCAAGGGAGGACACACGTGCGCCCGTTTCTCCTTGCATCTCTTTTTGTAGAGCATCATACATTGTTTTGCCTCGCCCATAGGTCGAGGTTATTTTTTTGATGATCCCCATTATGTCTATCATCGTGCGGTGCCGCCTTTCTCTCATAGACTGCTTTTATTGCTCCAATCTTATATTACTCGATGATAGACATAAACTCAATCAAAAAAGCCCTCCACTGATACGGCGAGGACTGCTTGCGCTCTATGCAATTTTCGACATTACCATCATACCACGTTTGCCGGCGAAAAACGCGCAGAAAGTGCGCAAAAATCTCGCAAAAAATGCGCAAAAAACGCGCAAAGATTTTAGGCTTCAAGTTATCCACAGTTTTCCAGAAACACGAAGTCAAGGCTGCGCTGACCCTCCACGGCTTCTGGGAACAGCGTCTTTGTGAGCATCGTGATCGCCTCCCGGGCGAGGTACTGACAGCTGCGCTCGCTGTAGCCTGTCGCCTGTGACACCTGATACCACCGCTCCCCGTCCACGAACTTCCTACAGAGGATCGCGCGGTGTGCATCGCTCATCAGCTGGAGCGCGTTGTCAATCCGCCGCAGGAGCGTCTGGATGCGGATGTAGTTCTCGCGCAGGATCGGCAGACGCTCTTCGAGCTTCATGCGTCGGACGACGGCACGCTCGACCTCGGATAACTCATCGTACCCTCCGATGGGTGCGTCGCCGTATTTCGATATCTTTGCATCCCCGATGCTGCGTATCTGCTCTTCCACGCCTTCGATCTCGATGCGGAGGTTGGCAAGCTGCCCCTTGAACTGGTGATAGTTCCGTAGATACCCGTATACCGTCTTTTCGTAATCGTTGTAACTGTGCACCTGCTATCCTCCGCTAATTTTACAGAATATTCACCTGCGTATATGGTGTTGAAAGTAAATTGACAGTTTTCCCTAAAAAATGCAAGTAAGCGAGCGAGATAGAGAGCGCGAATCGCTCCGCGCTCCTTGTATCCTACTCCGTTGATTACTCCAGCTCCCGCATCATGATCTCAATCCTCGGTCGCTCATCGTACCATTTCCCGAGCACTCCGAATCCGACGATCTGGCTGTCGTCCTTGTACCACACGCCCTTGAGTGCGTCCTCCACGCCCTTCAGGACGTTCGACACGTCGGGCTTCGTTATTGGCCGCAATGTCCCTGCCTTCGCCGCCTCACGCTTGTATTTTGGCATCCCTTTGGGGATAGCGCGATAGATACGTAGGGAGAACTCGATTGCCCCCTCTACGGGTGAATCTGGGGCGTGCTGCGCTGCGATCATCCGCACGTAGCTCTTGTAGTCACGGCTCTTTGCAGGGTCATACGCCTTGACGAATCCGCCCTGCCGCGAGAATCGCGGACGCCCCTGCGCGACCGGATCACCGAGGACGACGGCGGTATAGGTGCTCAAAACGGTATATCAGAGTCGGAGACCGCTCTGCTCCCATCAAACATATCCTGCTGCTCCGGCGGTGCAGCGGGACTTGTACCGCTGCTTTTACTGTCGCAGAACTCCATGCTCTGGACGACAACCTCCGTCACATAGCGCTTGCTTCCATCCTGAGCATCGTAGCTGCGCGTCTGGATGCGCCCCTCGACGGCGATCTTACGTCCCTTCCCCGTGTACTGGCTGATTACCTCGGCGGTCTTCTCCCACGCGACGCAGGGGATGAAGTCCGCCTGTTGGTTGCCGTCCGAGCTCTTTCGGCGGTCAATCGCCAGCGTGAATCTCGCACACGCCTTTCCGCTCTGTGTGTATCGCACCTCTGGATCGCGTGTCAGGCGTCCGATTCCTACCCAGTGATTCATTTGTGTTCCTCCTCCGGAAATTTCATAAAGCACATCCAATGCGTGTTCATGTTCTTTCCGCTACGATGCCCAAAAAGCGGCGTCGCACCTATCGCCGCCAGCACCTTACGCAACGGAATCTCCACATTGCTCCACTTGAACACGAGCGTTCCATATGGTTTCAGTACACGCATGCATTCCCAGAATCCATCATGCAGCACCTGCGGCCAATCCTTGTCAAGACACCCATACTTGAGCCGCGTCCACGATGTCGGCCCTGCATTCGTAAGGTGCGGCGGGTCAAACACTACAAGATAAAAACTCGAGCTCTCGAATGGCAGCGCACGAAAATCGCATACCGTATTCGGACAAACCTCGATATAACGGTTCGGGTAGAACTCATGATATGGGACTTCCCGATTGTCGCAGAACTCCACATGCGGGTTTTTCTTGTCGAACCAGAACATCCGAGAGCCGCAGCATGCATCAAGTATCTGTTTCATTGCTCACCAACTCCGGATTCTCGTAGATGTTGCCGACCACAGCCGTTATGAGAGCAACATCCGCCAAATCGTAAATGACTCCATCATACTCAGCGATAAATGCACCATCGAAGAATTTCACGATGTAATACTCTTCTGCGAAGTCGTCGAGGAGAATGTCGCCCTCGTAAATCTCGACGCCGTTCTTGTCCTTCGCGCCGATGTACTGCATAAGACACTCGGTCCTTATAAGCTCAGGCGGACCGCCCGCCGCTTCACGAACCAACACAAAAACGCTGCGACTGTGAGTATAGATATTTGCAACACTACGCATGATCTTTTTTGCGCTATCCCACGCCCTGAATTTGATCTCACGCATCTCTAGTCCCTCCTGCTCGTATAAATATCTCGAATCACATTCGCTACGCTGTCCACTGTGAGCCATCCAAAAACCAAAACGGCAGCAATAGCCATGAAATCCCAAAAGTTCAGCATTCCGCTTCCTCTCTCTCATAGCTCAATCCGAGCGTGTCCATTACCTCCTCGTTCTTCGCAGTGCAAAACGCCATCATCAAGCGCATACTCGCGTTTATGATATGCGGTTCAGTCCTATCCCCCATTCGGTAGAGGTTGATGTGACGCATCGCACGGGAAAGGTGTTCGTCCGATGGGATGGTTCGCCACGTTTCACCCGGATGTTTCGCTGCGCCCGCAGTCAGACCACGTGCTATTTCATCAAACCAAGACGGCGAAATGTACCGGTACTCGTTTTTCTCCTCATCCTGCGGATATTTCTGTTCTTCCATTTTTCTCACATCTCCTCGACGTACTCATGCTTTTCTGCATCGTAGAAGAACACGGGGATGCCGTTGTGCCGCGCACAGGTGAGTTCGATTATGCATCCTGTACTGGCTCGGTAGTTCCCTGCCATTGTGACACCATCGCACCGCATCAAAAGCTCAAGGCAATAGTCCATGATTTTTCCGTAAGTCATCCCCGTCAATGCCTTGAATTTAGCAAGTGGATTGACGTAAAGGACGCGCGGATACCGCTCCTGCAGCTCTCTCTGGATTGCCTCTGCCGCTGCTCTGTTATTCTCCTCGTCCCCGCTGAACGGATGGGACAGATAGTGCATGATTATGCTGTCACTCCTCTCATGCGATAATCCTCCGCCCGAATGTTCACGGGCACGGTCATTTCCGTGAGGCGGCTTACGATCCGCCGGCCGAATACGGCGTCCAGCTCTTTGCCGTCGTAGTTGGTCGTGATGATCGTCGGGAGCATGTGCTCGTACCGATGGTTGATGAGCACGTATACCAGCTCCACTACCCACGGCTTGGGGTTCTCCGCGCCGAGATCGTCGAGAACCAGGAGCGGCACGCTCTTTGCCGTCTCGACGAGAGCCCCCGCCTTGCCGTCCTTCGCGTCAAAACTCGCCAGCATCTTCGCGATCAGGTCGGGGACTACCACGAACATTCCCGGGATGCCCGCCTCTGCCGTCTCACGTAGGATGGAGACGGCCAGATGCGTCTTTCCTGTCCCGCAGCTGCCCTTGAGCAGTAGTCCTGGGACTTTGGGATCGCGCTTTATCGCCGCGCAAAACCGCTTGCAAAGGTCAACCGCCGGCTTAGTTGCAGGCGTCGCCCGAAACGTGGCGAAGCTGCGTGACCTGAACCTCTCGCCGACACCGCCGTCTCCCATGAGCCGCGTGATCCATTTCTGCGTCTGCTGCGTCTTGTACTTGGCACATGGCGGGATGCAGGAAAGGAGCGGGTTGCGGAATCTCTCGTCGCGGAACGCTGCCCCGTTGTAGCGGCACTCATGGCAGGTGTCCACGGTGTACGGGCACCCTGCGCACGCGGCATCATGCGCTCTCTTGGTCTCTGCCACCTGTGCCGCCAGAAGAAGCCCCTGCGGCGTACGGATCGTCTCTCGCGGTGCTCCAATCGTCCGCAGAATCTCCGCCCTCTTCGGACGTGCCGCCCAGATCATACGGGC